TGTTATTAATGCTTTTTTTAACATCTTATATTCTCATAATTTTCTACAAACCATTCAATAGTTTTTTTCATTCCCTCTTCTATCGGTGTAAATTCAAAGTCAGGTAAATATGATTTTAGTTTTGAGTTGTCTGATGGTTTTCTAAATTGTCCTTCAGGTTTATCTGTGTCAAACACAACATTACCTTTAAAATTTAGATTCTCTACAATTAAATCAACCATTTCCCTAATACTTATTTCTGTTGATGGACTAAATATTATCGGTTCAACATCATCATAGTTATTCAACACCCACTCTGTCAATCTACCCACATCTTCTGAATAAATAAACTCTCTAACTGCTTTACCATTTTTTTGTACAAATCCTGCTGCTTGATCAAACATAACAGGAGCTGTTCTTCCTATACCATAAGGTGTTTGTCTAAGTACAGCTATGTTGCCAGGAGTTATAGTATTGTCTGTTGCTCTTGGTACATAGTATTCACCACCATCTGTAAATACTTGTAAGTCTTTACCAGATAAAAAATGTCTAACTTCATTAACTTCTGCACCTGCAATATCTAAATCAATAGATTCATCTGCAGCTCCAGATCCTACATCAAAGTTAAAGTACTCAGATATTCTAGAAGCTAATACCGAAGCTGGTCTATCTTTAACACCACCTAACCATAATCTATTATTATGAAATGTAACTGCTTGTGGAAAGCCACGAACAGAAGATATAGTTTGTTCTTTCCAATTAAAATGTGGTCCATTACTTACAGCATCTTCTATTACAGTTACTGTTAATACAGTTGCACTTGTATATCCTGTTACAAAAACTTGTTTGCCATTAACTTGTAAATATGTGTTTGCATATGCAGATGTAAATGCACTTGCTGAAGCAGTTAATGTTCTTCCAGTTCCTGTTGCATGAGCTGATAGTGTAACACTAATAGTTCCATCTGCGTATTTATAAAAAGGTTGTTTAGATTTATTTACTCCACCAACAGAAACAGAATCATCTGTATCAAATGCAAATGTTTGTACTTCAAAATTAGTTGCTGAAGTTCTAAATATTTTTCTAGTAGGATTATCTCTATGTGTAATAAATACAGTATCACCAAATTGTGCAAAGTTTAATTCAAACAATTGTGCTGTTGTCCAATTACAATTAGTTGTAACATTAGAAGATAAAGCAGTACCACTAATGTTATAAACGTCCATTCTATTATTAGATAAAACAATAATAGCTATTTCATCATCTGAAAATACAAAAGGTATTAGTCTACATTCTGCAGGTAATGTAGCTAAGTAATTAGTTCCAGGTCTTCTCATTACTCCACCTTCTGCTAATAAAGCAAAGTTTCTACATTGTTTAGCACCATTAATGTAAGCTGGTGTATCTGTTCTAGTTGCTAGTAAAGGATTAAGCTCACCTGCTGAAAAGTTTGTAATTACAGTTTTTAGTGATCTTGCCATTATACATTTGTTCTCGTAGTATTTCTTAAGTTAATAAATCTAGATGTATCAAGTTTTTTATTAGTAACTTCAGAAGCGTCTACATTTTTAGAAATTAAAAATTGTCTATCTGCCATTCCTTTAAATTCTCTAATCATACCAGCATCTCTAGCTACTGAACCTGCAAATAAAGATGCTAGTTCATATTCTAAAGCTAGTCTAAAATGTGCTGGGAAATAATCTTCTTCTACTCTGTAAATATAATCTAGTATTAAAGCATGACTAGATCCATATGTATTAACATATAACTTATCTTTATATCTTGTGTATGGAATAATATAATCATTAACTGATAATGAAACTATATGTAAAACTCCTGGACTTGCAGGAAGTTGATATGCATATTCATATCTAGCTTCTGGTTTAGCAGTTAATAAAGATAATTGTTTTTGATTAGTAGCAAATTTCCATCTGTGTCTAGTTAATGAAGACTCAACTATATCTTCATAAACATTTGAGGCAACTAAAGCTTCTGTGCTACCATCTGTAAAAGAAGATATAGGTGAAGCTCCTATCATTACTAAAGCTCTTGAACATATATCTACTTTTGTTGTTGCCATAAATTCCTATTAATTAATATGAGGGCGAGTTTCCTCGCCCCCAAAGTTTTAGTATATTATGCTAAAACAGCAGTTGTAATTGCTGCTGCACCAGTAGCTGATGTTACTACTAACATATCTACTGCAATTGTTCCACCTATACCAGATGTACAAATGATAATATCACCTTGTTTAACTTCGTCTTTTGCAGCTAGAAAGTAATCAGAGTTATCGATTGTACCGATAGCATCTCCATCTATATAGAAGAATACTGAATTACCACCTGCTTCTGCAATCTTTTTGATTGGGTTGTCAGTTGCGTATGCCATATTGTTATCCTCCTATTATTATTCTGCACACTTCTGTACTCTAATACCATCAGTATCTACTAAAGTACCACCTATGCTAAGCATAGAAGTAATTAAGTGAGAAACTTTTTCTGGTATGTAGTTTACTTCAGTTTTTACATCAGTTCCGACTCCTAAACCTAAAGAAGATTTATGGAAAGCTACAGTATGTCTATCAGTAGAACCAGAAGTTTCTAGTCCACTATGTACAAACCATAAGAATCCTAACCATCTTTTAGCAGTCATACCACCAGCGTAAGGTAATTCACCTTCGCCAACGTATTCTACTCTAGAGAATTGGTCTAATGCTAGTAGATCAGACCATTGTTTTGGTCCTACTACCCAGTATCGTTGATTATCATCTGGAACGTCATTAGTATTGAAAAGTTCCATCATAGCAGTTGATTTGCCAAGATTCATTCCAGTACCTGTACCTGATGAGTTGTTCGCAAGAGTTGTAGCTCCATTCATAATCCCAGTTAATACACTGTCAGTTTTTCTACCTAAAGCGTATGCTGCAGATTGTGCAACTACTTGTCTTTCGTCAATGTTTACCTTTAACTCGTCTAGCTTGTCAACGTAATCAGCTGCATAGTAATCAGTTAAAGTTGCACTCACATTACTGTGAGAAAGATCCATTGCTACTACTTCAGCATGTCTTGCTTTAGTGTTAGCAGATCCTTTTGCTACTTTCTGAAACTTAACAGTGTTACCATTAACGCCATTCACAGTTCTTACAAGGTTCTTTAACTTAGAACCCATTCTTTGATAAGCCATGTGAACTTCTGCTTCAAACTGAGTAATAAAGGCATTTGTTATTGATGTTGCCATTTTATTGTCCTTTGTTTGTTGTTAAGTTACGTCATTATCCGATTGTCTTACTAATGCAGGGGACTGTTATCCACTAAGGGCAATCATTGAACATTTTTAAGGTCTTGTTGTGAAAATAAAATTTAGAATGATTATAAGCAACGCACATTAAATCCATATTTTAGGTATAGTTATAACTTCTCCAAATTCTAACTTACCTTTTTCATCATATGAATACGTTCCAAATAATGTGATGTATTTATCTGTTTCTTTATACACCCACATTTGACTAGATACAGCTTTAGCAGGTTCTTGATTATCCATATCATGTTCAGAAATCCAACCTGTTTCACTAACTGCATCTAACCAATGTAGATCCTTTTTAAGTCTTTTAAACTTAAAAGGTTTAGCTTTGATTTTTTTGATACGCTTTTTCATACAGCTCAGTTACTCTTTTGACATAACCTGGATCACGTTTATTTGAATCCCAATATCTAGGATCTTGTAGCATAGCTTTAAGATCATCTTCATTAGGAGTTACTGATACTTGAGTTGGCGTAGTTGGTATTGGACTATCTTTAGTAAGTTTCATTATTTCTTCAATAGCCTTAACGCCATCTGCAGTAGCTGCAATACTTGAGAAAGTTTCAAATGCTTCTGGAGATAAATGTTTTTTACTCCATAGTTCACTTGCTTCTATTCTTTCTTTTGCATTATCACCTAGCTTCTGCAACTCTGCATTAGCATCTGGTAATGTTGCCATGGCATTATTAACAAATGCATTAACACCTTGATCAAATTGATCTTGTGATAATCCATTTTGTTTTGCTGTTTCCTTCCACCATTGTACTATTTCCATATCATCTGATACAGTTACATCTACATTTTCTGGAAGCTCTGGAAGATTAACTTTATATTCTTCTGGAGTTTTAGTTAGCTTTTCTTGTTCAATATCTGTTCTGATTTGTTTAGACAAATCCTCAGTTCTTGATCCAAGTTTTTTTTCAAGAGCATTATAACTAGAAGCTAAGTTTTCTAAATTAACTTCTTTTGTATCTGTGTTCCAGAATTTATCTTGTACATATTCTGGTTTAGTAACCTCAGTTTGCTCTTGTGCTTCTGTGGTGACTGGTGCTGTAGCATTATCATCTACCATCTTGTTCTCCTTTTTTTATCCTTGTTTGTATTATACCTGCAAGAAATCTCATTCCTTCTAAATGAAATAACTGGTTGCCATCAATGTTAGGACCTGCAACTGCTTCGGTAGTAATTGATTTAATGTAGTCTAAGATGAGTTTACCATCATCTCCTTTGAATACTGATGCAAATGATTTATTTAAATTAGACTCATCTTGTGGAGTTCTAATATAACCATCAATTGATTTTGTTTGTATAGGTCTTTTTTCTTTTAGTTTATCCCATGCCATTATTGAGGTACTTCTCCTTCACTCGCTGAAGATTGAAGTTGGCTTATTTGTTGTACTATCTGTTGTTGTTCTTGTTCATCTCTAATTAATTTTTCTGGAAGATTCATTTTCTCTGCTAGATATTTAGCTGTTTCATTTTGATTCACAATTACATTTATCATTTGTGGACCAAATGTTCCAGCTATAATTTCGTTAAATCTATTAACATCAGATATGTCTTGCATATGTTGAGCTTTAGCTAATGGAGATCTAGCAGCTACTTTAACTTCTCTACCATTTACTTTAGGTAAATCTATTCTACCTTGTTTAGATAATAATCTAATTATTCTTTTTAGTAATGGGTGTATAAGTTCTGATTGTAGTCTACCAAAAGAAGAACCAATCTGTCTAGATAGATCTGCCATTCTTTCAGAAACTTCTGTAGCTGTCATTGGAGTTCCTTCTGGTCTACCAAGAGTTTCCATGTATAAAGCTTTTTTAATATTCTGCCTCATGTCTTGTAATACTAATTGAGCTACATCAAAGTTAGATGCAGATTGTATAGCACTTAATCCTCTTGATCCTGGTGCTACTGGTATTAAAGATCCAGGCACTAATGAAATGTTATCTGGATTAATAACTCCATCATCTTCATAAGTATATACTCCAGATACCGACATCTGTGCATTTTGTAATATTAATTCTATTGTTAAGTTACAAGTTTTAATAGCACCCATTGCATTAAATATTGGTCCTCTACCATATACTTCACCAGATGCTTTGTTCCATCTAAATACTAAATAAGGATTTGCACCTTCACCTGTGTATGTTTCTTCAAAGATAACTGCTTTAGCATCTTGCATAACTACACAGTATTTATATTTCTCTACATTTTCTTCATAGACTTTGTAGATAGCTTCAATAATTGTACAATCTTTTTTCATTCTTAATGGATCAAAGTTTTCTGGTATAATAGCTTTAGGATATAAAACAGATATGTGTTCTGGTTTAACAACTCTTGTTCTATAGACTGTATCTATTCTACCATCTGGTCCATTCATTAAACAAATTTTTGGTAATGGTACTGCTGTAAATTTAATAGGATTTACTGCATCACCTTCTTCAACTAACATACACCCTGTACCTACAGCTAGATCCATAAAGCATTCATGTATCTCTTGATTAAAGTTTGAGTTTTGTAATACTTCAAATACATAATCTGTTATTGCATCTAATGATTTATTTATTTCTGGTTTTTGTTCTGGTGGTATTTCAACACCTGCTTGGAAGTCTGCCCATCTTGCAAACGTAGGAACAATACCTGCTTGTAATCTACTAGCAAATTCTTGTACTCCTACTACTGCAGTTTCATCAAATATTTTATCTGTTCTTTTTTGTCCTGGAGATTCATCATAGAATGATTCTCTGTTTGGAAGACAATACTCATAAGCTTCTTCAAACTTTTCTCTCCAGTGATCTTTTACAGATACTGCTTCTTGATACTTCTTAAGTATTCCTATTGCTTTATCTTTTGAATCTTCGTATTCCATTTTCTATTAACCTTTTTATTTTTAATATAATTTTATTTATTATTCTCATTTTCTATACCTTTTTGTTTTTGCTGCAACACCTTTCGGTTGTTTAACAAATTGTTTACCTTTTTTATAACCTTTTGCTTTAGCTCTGTTTGTAGCTGCCTTCTCTTTTGCAGAGAGAGCTTTCCATGCTTTTTCTGGAAGGTATCTTCTTTTGCCTTCTGACTTTTTACCACTGCTTGTTTTCCATTTTTGTTTGCTCCATTTTGATAATTTGTTCGAGCTAGACTTAGCTCCTCTATAGCCTCCACCTGCTTTTTTATAAATTTTGACAGCAAGTTGCATAGCCCTAGCACTGTGTTTTCCTCCCATTCTTGCTTTAGCTTGAGCTTTAGCTCTAGCCCATAAAGCAGGTTTTGTTTTTTTTGCAGTAGCCATTATTTTTTCTTCTTATGTCTATTTGCAAAGTTCCTAGCAGATTCTACACTTCTAAAACCCCAAGCTCTTAAAGCTAATGCTTTTCTTGTTGGTCTTCCTTTAGAATCCTTCATTGGTCCTTTCATTCCTGCAAACCTTGCAGCAAAACTAACTTTTCTTCTAAACTTCCTTGTACCTTTAGGTGGTGTCTTTTTAACTGGAGGTTTTAAATTAGCACCTTCTTTACGTTTAAAGTATGCTCTACCTTTAGCAGTTAATCCACCTTTAGGATTTTTATGCTCTTTTCTCATTAACCAAAAAAGCCTCTACCACCAGCTTTAGCAAATAGAGATCTTACACCAATAACACCTTTTGCTTTTTTTTCAGAATATGTTCTTGCAGCAGTTTCTGCATCTCTTGCAGCTTTTTCTTCAGCAGCTCTAGAAGCAGCTAATTCTCTTTCAAGCTCCATATTTCTTGGTGGGGCTTTTGGTTTTTTAAAAATGCCACCCATTAGTTGTCCTCCTCTAATTCATCATCAAAATCCATATCTTCAAGATCATCAGATGTTAATGAACCATATCCTGCTTCCATCTCACGAAGTAAATCATCTTCTTGATCGTGAAGATCTCTCATTTCATCTATTATTTCTTGTACTGATTTTTTCTTTGGTTTTGTCATGTTGTTCCCAAAATGACTTATATCCCTCTTTTATCAACGCACAATAAAGCTGGTAAGGTGTAAAGATCCACCATTTATAATAACCTATCAATCTCATAATAAAAGCTACACAGGTTATATCTTTTATACGAAGTAGATGCCATTGGTCTTTGACTGGGCATCTTAATACTTTAAAATTTTTTAGGTAAGCTAACATATCTTCTAGTTCTTCTTTATCTAGAAATGATAATCTTATACCTGCGTGTGTAAATTCTAAATGAACCCAAGCATCTTTTTTAGTATTATAAGATAAGGCTCCACAATGTTTATAACCTTTTCTTAAGAAGTATAACCAATCAGAATATGGGTGGTCTTCTGCTTCATAAAAATATATTAGCCATTCCTTTTGAACAGATCCCATACTTTCCTTTTACTTGTTTTTCTTGTTTTAAATACATCAAAATCTCTATGAGCTATTGTTGGAGTAGATTTAGTTTTACCTGCTAATATAGTTCTACCTTCTCCAGCTCCCATCATAAGATATTGTAATGCATCATGTACGTGAGAGTATCTATTCTTTAAAGGTTTCTCATCATATCTATCTCCAGATACTTGTAGTCTTCTATAATGATAACCACCATTAAAACCTTTTTTAAGATTAATACATTTTCTATCCATTAAGAATCCTGGCTTACCATCTAGTAATCTAGATAGAGCTGCATCAACAGCTTCTATTCTAAGAGCTACATCATTAGATGGTGCAGGTAATGCATTAAGTCCTTGTTGCCTCATAATTTGGAATGGAGTTCTTTCATCTGTTTGTGATCTAAAATCTCCAGCAGGATCTCCATAGATATGTATTTCATATCCTTTATAATTTTTAGCAATCTCACTTCTAAGTAATTCAGAAAATCTAATTACACCCATATCAAAACATACAAGCTCATTTATTAAATGCCATCTACCTGTAACTAATCTTTGACCAAAGACTGCTGCAGGAGTTAATCCAAAGTCAACTCCAATGTAGATAGGTTGCAATGGACTTAATTGTAATTCTTCTTTTGCACTATGTAGTTCTTCTTTAAAGTTTGGATATACAGGTTTACCTTCTTCTATAGATCCAAGCTTATTTAAAACATAAACATCTATCCAACCTTTTGTTTTACCTCTAATAATATTAGAGTAATATTTTTCTGTTAGATTAGATTTGTTTTCTGCTTTATCACTAGGATCATAACTCTTAATAGAACCATCTACTCTTTTTTCTTCAAGAGCTGGTGGTTGTGTATAGAAGCTCCAGTTATCTGGTTTGACTAACATCAAAGCTTCATCACGAGATATATGATCTGGTACTGGTACATCTCCAGACATTATCGCCCACCAATGATCTTCTTCTGGAGCATTAGTATCTGCTATGACTCCATACCAAGAAGCTCCTCCTTCTCTCATACTAGGAAATCTTCCTACCCTCATTGTACAAGCATCTATAATTGATTTAGGTATTTCTCTAGCTTCATTAACCCAAACACCTGTAAGCTCTAGAGATAATAGTTTCTTAACATCTTCTGGTCTATCAAGAGCTAAGAATATAATTTCTATATCTAAATCATTCTTAACTATTCTATGGGTATAAGGAACACTCCAGGCGAAGTTTCCCCAGACATCTTCTGGAAACCAATCTAACCAAGTTTTAATTGTTGTTGTTCTTAGCTGTGGGTTAGTGTTTCTTATTACTGCCCATCTAGATTTACGAATGCCTTGTTCATTCTTTTTTTGTAATAATGCTCGTCTAAATAATTCAATACAACACGATACCGATTTACCACTACCTACTGGACCTCTTATTCCTCTAAAGAAGTCATTAGACTTCATAAAGGTTTTTATAGTTTCACCATCTGGTTTGTATTTGAAATTAATCGACATTAGTTCCTACATTTGCAGATAGAAGCTTGTATATAGTTTCTTCACCAAAAGCTTCTACTAATTTATCTGCTTCATAATCAGTAATCATATGTGTAGGATAATGTTTAAGATGAGTTTGTTTAACTATTACTCTTAATCTTCTTCTATCTTTTAAACTTAAATTATTGAGGAACGACATTCTTCTTCCTTAATTCTTTGTAATACTATTTCAAGGATTTCTTTTTCTGTGCCATACTTTTCTTCAAAAGCTCTTTTAGACATATGTATTGAAAACTTTCCTTGGTGGTGATCTGGGCATAGGGGGATCACCTCAAAGTGTGAAGTTCTTCTTCCTATACCAGTACCTTTAGGTCTTATATGGTGTAAGGCAGCAGGTCTTTCGCAAACGAAACAACCTAACTGAGCTACCTTATCCATATGTTTTTTTTCTGCTTTTGTTGCCACTACTTTTTTTTCTTAGCAGCCATTATCTTTTTCTTTAATGCAGCTGGTAAGTTTTTTTGTTTACCTTTTAAGCTACTGCTAGGTCTTCCTCGTTTTGAACCATAGGTTCCTTTTCCATAAGGCATGATTTTTGCTCCTCTGTTATTTCTTCATAAGTTGATCTACAACCATCTGGTGTTGCTGCTGATGCCATCTGTATAGCTTGTATATCATTATCTGCAGTATATACAATCTCTCTTTTGAAAGAATCATCTTTCCATATATTCACTTTGTAATGCATATTTCTCCTTTGATTAAAGAAGAACCTTATATTTAGAAAAATATTTTTTAAACGCACTTAGACTTAAAAAAAAATAATATCTATTTGCCCTGCGAATTGTATTTCTTCCACGAACGCTTTTTGCTCTTGTTCATTGAAGACTTCTTTGGTCTTCTACCTATGCTAGTCTTCTTAGGTATACGTTCATGTATAACTATATCCTTAAACTTTTGCTTTGCCATAATGTACTATTTTGAACCCTGTTGTCTGTGACATACGCCTCGTCAGCTAAAGCTGGTGAGTTTTGCCCCCACCCTCCGACTCTGCGAGTCTTGACTGTGTGGGTGCATACCAACGCCTCACGATAGGTCTATATTAATTTTAATATCGCCCTGTATATTGTGAGAGATACGATCTGGTGCTTTTAATCCCACTCGATCTAGTATATCTCTGGACGCTTCCAGTTGTACATACTCTGATCTCGCCCCTGTTGAAAGCTCAATCAGTCGTTTACTCGCACTTACTGCACCAAGTCCAAGAGTTTGTGCCACTCTCTGTTGCATATACTGTTGTACCTTTGGTAAACGTAGTGTGCGAGAAGCACTTACTCTACCTGCCTCTTTACTGCCTTTTGTTGAATATCCTGCCTTTTCGGCAGCTTCCTTTATACTACAACCACTTGCTACGATAGTATCAACGAGTTGTCTTTGCTTGTCTGTTAAGTCATCTTTCATATCTATTTATTCTACCCTTAAAAGTACGTAGATTTAAATTTATCTGCTGTCAAGCAAAATAACAACACTTTAGTTGTTCGTGAAACTCACAATACTATATGTTGATGCTCCTTCTAGTCGCCTCTGTGGAATTGGCAAAGCCAATGCTATTGACCCCATACGCAATTAGTCTTAGGACTACCCCTCGCTGTTGCTCGGTATTGCTATGGGTCCCCCACACACACGTGGTTTCCAGGTGCTTGTATCACGAGTTTGCCTCAATGGGAATGCCCTTCGCTTCGCTTCGGCGAGGACACGAAGGTCGCACGACTGTGCAACCCCTGTGTCGCATTCAGCCATTGAGCTTTGCCTCGTGATGACTGCACCCCTGTCCACGTGCGTTATGCACTAACAAAGGAGGTACTATGGACTATGTTAAATACTATGAGTTGATAGTTGATGACTCTAATAAGATGAGAGTTAATGAGCTATATGGCTTAAAAGAAGAAGCTGTTGTTAAAGGTGATCAAGATAAGATTACTGAGATAAACAGCGAGTTAAATACATTAACCAAAGGAGGTATATATGACACAAGTAAGTGAAGTACAATCTGCTGACTATTCAGATAACAGGTTAGAATCTATGCATGATGTATTAGATTCTGTTGATGTGAGAGCAGGTGTTAAAGCATTATTCAATAATGTAATTACACCATTTGCTGAACACAAAGACTGGACTATGTTAGCTGAATGGAATGCTAATAGTATCATTGGTTGTTTCACAAGACATCTAGAACAATGCGTTGCTAGTTCTGATAAGACAAGAGATCTTATGCAGAATGCATTGAGAGAAGATGTTGGTAATGAAATATCTATGCTAAATGTAGATAAGCTTATATTTAGACGTGATGCACAAGAGTTAAACATTAAACGTGCAGAGATGATAGTTAATGAATTACATCTAGCTTATGAAGTTGCATTTGGTAAGAAGTTTGTACCAAAAGCTAAAGCTTCAGCTAAAGATGTAACTAAACAAGCACAGATGAAAGAGTATAATCTAGCTAGATTAAAAGATGCTATGAAGAAGTAATCTGTAATAAATCCAGCGATCTTAATTGGTCGCTGGGTTTTTTTTATCGTTAAAGCCAAAGTCGGTTCGGCGTTGAAACTCACTGGCGTTGCTGCCGAAATCCATAACCTAAAAGGAGGAATACAATGGATAAAAACAAAGTGTATAAAACAAAAGAATACAGTCTATTTAAATACCTAAAAGGTAATAGAGCTGTTAATGAGCTTCATGTAAGAAGATTAGTTGAAGCTATTAAAGAGAAAGATCTACAAGTACCAATTATTGTAGATGATAAAATGAATGTTGTTGAAGGACAACACAGATTGGAAGCGTACAAAATAGTAGGACTACCAATATGTTATATCATGAAAGACAATATAGGTCTTGAAGATGTACGTAAGTTAAATTCGGTAGCTCGTAAGTGGACATTGACAGAATATCTTATGTCATATGTTAAGCTTGGAAACCATGACTATGAGTTATTAGAATGGTTTCATAGAACTTATGAGTTTGGATTATCTGAATGTATAGCTATGTTAAATGACAAAGGTTATACAGCAAGTAAAGAAATCAAAGAGTTTAAAGAAGGTAAGTTTGTTATCAAGGATCTTGAACAAGGTAAGACTTGGGCAAGAAGTGTTAACAAAGTTGGCGAATACTTTCAATACTACAAGAAAAGATCTTTCGTATTAGCATTAGTAGTTGCTATGAAAGATCCTAAGTTTAAGTGGAAAACATTTGAAACTAAACTTAAGAATTTTTCTAGTAAGTTGAAAAATCAAGGTAGTCGTAATGATTTTATAGTTAATATAGAAAGACTATACAATCATATGACACCTGCAGATAAACGAATAAGATTGGAGTTGTATGACTACACAAGAAACTAAAGGAGGTTATATGTTAAATAAAATACAAAATTGGTTAATGAATGTTGCTGCCAAATGGATTTGGTTTGCAATCATGTTGCCAATTAGAATCGTTCTAGGTATGTGTTTTGCTATTGCAAAGTATATGCCAAAGACTGTTCAACTACCATACAAGGTAGTTAAAAGAGATCAAGAAGAAAGGAGATGGTTTAATTAATATGACATTTATTATGTTGGTTATAATTGCAGTAATCATAGGCTATGGTATTGTACTTGCTAAAGAGAACATTGAATATGTAGAATCTATTAATCGTATGATTAGAGAAGAAAGAGAATACATTCAAATGGAAAGGAAGCAAAGATGGGAAGATACAAACAAACAATCCAAATCGAGCTAGACCAAGCTCACTTTGACTATGCTGAATGTAAAATAGATAAGCAGGAATTTTTAGCTAAAATAACTGCTTGTGGTGTATCATTACCACAAGATATACAGGAGCATATGGATAATGCCGAAGAAGCAAGATACGAATACAAAGTATCTAAACATGAAGATAAATTCTGAAGAAATATTTATATTAAAAAAAGTATTGAAACAGTATTTATTAGAACAAGAATGTTTAGCTTATAAAGATACTCGTACAATAGATGCTTATCCTATTTACGAAAGATTAAAACATATCATTGCTTTGTATGAATTAAAGAATCCTAGCGATCTAGGTAAGTAGCGTCTTACCTCTCCCTCGCAGTTAGCAGGTTGCGTTGCACCTGTATGGGTAAAAGCAACGCACAAAGCTCTCCTATGAAAAGAGAGCTGTTTTAAGAAAGAAAGAAATATAATCCGAAAGAGGTATATATATGCTTGGCGTTATCAAACAAAAATCAAAAGATCTACGCACAAATTTAAAACAAGTATTGCCGAAATTTATGAAGTTTTGGAAGTACTTATTTATTGCAGTAATATCAGGACTTATATGGAGTTTATACTTCATAGGTGCTGCTGCCGATATTTGTGAACACTATCTTAAATTTATAAAACAAGAACTGAAAGGAAAGAAAGATGTATAATGTAATATTATGGAAAGATAATGGTAATGAAGATTTCCATGTTTTTGAAACTAAACCTACGTTTCAAGATTTATATAAATTAATAAATTGTAGCACAATTGAAATAACACAAGGTTATGATCAAAATGTTTCTAACAGAACATTTGATATGTACCTAGATGAAGAAGGTAAGTTTAATTCAAATAACACTACAAACAAAAGAGCTACTAACGCTTGGTATGCATGGCAGTTAAGAACTGGTCATCAATCAATGCCAGGAGATAGTATTGTAGGAAATGTAGCAATAATTAGAAAGGTAAAAAATGCAAGTAAACAAGATACTAAAGCTGCTTAATCTCACAGGTAAAACAATACCATGTGATATGCAAGATCAATTAAGTGTAACTTATTTTTCGGAATCAAGACAAGAACCAATATCTATTGGTGATATGGATATAGTACATTTGATTAGAGCTTTTAATAAAATAAACGAAAAGAAAGAAGCAATTGATAAATTAGTTTTTGAATATATTCAAGAACAGAAAGGTAGCAATGGATCCGACAAACGATAGTTTTATGGAGTTAATTAAAATACAACAAGACGCACATAGAGGTGCATCTTTAAACGCAGAATTATTTACACTACAAAAAATGGTGATGCATCTTCAAAGTGAGATTGTAAGAGTACAAGCTCTAATAGATGAAACACCAGTAGGTAAAATAATGAAACAATCAAAAGGAGAATAATATGGGATTAGATCAATTTGCAGGAAGACATTGCTGGAGAAAACACGCAAGACTTCAAAAGTTTATGGCAACAATGTGGGAACAACAAAACCCAGATGTTGAACCAGATGGATCATTTAATCTTGGGTTTAATGCAGGTGATGTACCAGTTGAAATGACACAAGAGATTGTATCTAAATTAGAAGAAGCTATTAAAAATAATTATAAAGATTATGTAGCTTCTGATGGGTTTTTCTGGGGACAACAGTTCCAAGAAGAAGCAGCTAAAGAATATCAAAAACAAGATCTAGATTTTTTAGCTGATTGTAAAGAAGCTCTCAGCAATAATGATACGTTATTGTATGAGTGTAGTTGGTAATAGGAGGACTATGACACCAAAAGAAAAAAAAGAACATTTGAAATGGATTAATAGTTTTGCAAATGCAAAGACTGTTACTAAATCAAATAAACCAAAAAAGAAAAAGGAGAAACATGAAACCAATAAGAAGTAATGAGCTTAACTATCTTGATCAACTTATAGTAGATAAGTTTAGAGATAGAAGACAAGACATGGAGTCTAACATTGAAGCTGATACACAAAAACAAACTGATAAAAATTATAAAGGGTTTGTTGTTAAACTTGGTATCAAAGCTGAAATGAAAGCTTTTAAAGAAGCAGAAGATAAGTTAAGAAAATTTATTAAGAACAAAGAGTCTTATGAATTTACTTTATCACAAGCTAAATTAAGAGCTGCCGAAAAACTTAATGAAAAACTAAATAGTTGGTCAAGTGTAAGATCTTGGAAGAATCAATACAAAGACAGTAAAAGATTTGAAATTAAAGAAATGGAAGATCTTGAACCTGCTTTGAAGAAAGTTTGTAAACAAGAAACAAAAAGATATGTTGAAAAACTTCCTAAATACAAAGTAAAACAAGATCTAGAACTACTTGAAGAACAAGCTAAAAACGTGTTATATTCTGGTAGAGATATAAAAGAAGTATGGAAACATTTGGGTATGACATTTAAAGCATCTGGTGTACCAGTAGCTGCACCTAAAGATTTCTTACAATTAGAAAGTAAATAATGAATATAGACGAGAACATACAGTATCTCGCATCAACTGATGAAGCCTTTGCTAAAACACAAGCAGAGGTTTCATATGGTGACGATATGCTTAAACATATAAAAGGTACTTTTGTATCTGCGTCCGAAGACTCAGTATCTAAAGCTACCGAAAAATTTTATGCTTCTGTTATTTATAAAAATCATATTAATAAAATGCACAAGTTAAATGTACAATTATTAAATATGAGAAATAAAAGACGAACAGCTGAAATGAATATAGAAGTATGGAGAACACTAGAAGCATCAAGGAGAAAAGGAAATGTCTAAAGAATTATACACATATATAGGACAAGCAATTAAAGAATCTAGACGTACTACATTTAAACATAAGATTATTACACAATCTGAGTTAGCAAAAGTTTGTGGAGTAACTTTTCAACAAATTCAAAAATATGAAAAAGCTAGTAATAAAATACCTTTGGATAAGTTATTAACAATCTCAAGACACGTTAATAAAACATTACTAGATTTTTTACCTGCAGATAATGTAGAAGCAGAAAGAGTAAAACAAGCCAATATTCAATCAGATAACGTTGAACTAGAATCATAGTACCTCTATGGTTGGTGGGGGAAGCGAGAGTGGAACCCACCATATAATGTTGACACTTACCGAAATATCCATATATCTGGTATATATGTCAAATAAGGCACTAGGAACACAATTTCATAATCAAGTAATTCCGCAATTTGTGCAGCTGCGTAAAAAATTAAACATCTCACAACTTGAAATGGACGAGATACTTGGTGTAGCCAAAGGTCTTGTTTCAAAGTGGGAGTGTGGTATAAGAAAACCAAGTGGTTGGTTATTCTGTTGTTGGGCAGAAGCACTAAACGCTGAAATAATAATAAAGCAAAAGGAAAAACATGGCAGTTAATCCAGACATAGAACCTCATCAAATAACAAACGATCCAGTTGTAAATGAAGTAGTTGATTTAATTATCAATAGACATTTACAAGGTATGGAAAAGTTTGGCAAAACAATGGCAGCGAATGAACGTCCAATAAATGAATGGGTAGATGAAACCATAGAGGAATTGCTAGATGCAATTCACTACTTAGTTAAAACTAAATCTATCTTTGATAAATTTAAAGCAGATAATAAAAGATTAAAAGCTGCTTTAGAATCATTTGAAAAGGAGTCATTTGTTGATGAAAAACCAAAAGAAGAAAGTTGAGTTAGACGTTACTCCATATCATGTTAGGCAACAGATATGGTATATGTCATTGTTGAAATTTTATAAGACTATAGAGTTTAATGAAAATATATATAACGAGTTTGCTACTAAGCTATTAGCTGGTAAGATCGACCAGGAGACTTTGAAGCAATTAGATAACTTACGAAGGAAGCATAATGAGAAGAAAAGAAAAGACTGGGAAGAAATTAAAAAGAAAAAAGCAACTCGTATGGGACTCAGTTTTAGAAACATATATAGACAAATCAAAAAAAGTTAATGGGTATTATATAAATAATGAAAGGATAGAAATATTATATGAAAGAAAATTTTGATCGTAAACAAGGTATTGGTGGTAG